GTTTAAATGCAGCATTATTTGCTTGTCCTATAACGTGGATTGTAATTCTTATAATTGCTTTAATTGCAATTTTGACATATTTGTGGTTTACCAATGATAAAGTAGCATATGGAATTCTTTATTTATGGGATGCTTTAAGACTAGGAATAATGGTTGCAGGTTTAGGGATTCAAGCTATTTGGTATGGGTTACAATTAGCAGCTTTATATTTATGGCTTGGAATTCAAACTGTAGTATTAGGATTAATGGCTGCATGGTTTGGATTTCAAACAGGGGTTGAAGCAGTTTGTCTAGGAGTATTATCTATATTTCAAGGATTATACAATGGTATAGTATCAATAGTAAATGCTATTATTACTGTATTAAATAAAATACCAGGTGTAGAAATAGATACAGTTGAAGCAGCACATTTTGCAGATGATTTTGCTGGAAAAATGGCAAACAATATTATAGATAGAAATTCTAAATTGCAAGAAATGGCCAGTCAAATGGATGGAACAATGGATCAAATAAACACTATAAAAGGAAAAATGAATTCTGACCTTAGTGCATCTGCTACTAATATTCAAAATAAAGCAATAGAATTAAATGCTACTAGACAAGATAGGGTTGATAGCAGAAATGACTGGGCCAAAGGTGCAGGAGATGCTGTAAAAAATGCATTAAATAACTTTTCTCTAGATACATCAAGTTTTGGAGGAGATAATGCAGGAACTCTTGGAGATATTGCAGGTAATACTAAAGATATTGCGAACAATACTGCAGATATAACAGATGAAGATTTGAAATATCTAATTGATTTAGCAGAAAGAGATACAATAAATAGATTTACTACAGTACCATTAACCATTAATTTAACTAATAACAATAGTATAAATGGAGAACAAGATATTGATGGAATTGTAGATCAAGTAACAAATAAACTAACTGCTAAATTAGAAGAAGAACTAGAATATGTATCTGATGGAATACATGAATAAGGAGGAACGAATTTATGGCATATTATTTTTATTTAGGAAATGTGCTTCTTCCCATTCCTCCTAAAAAATTAGAATTAAAGATTAGTAATCAAAATAAAACATATGATTTGATGAACTACTCAGAAATAAATGTTTTAAAAAATCCAGGTCTAACAAGTATAGAGTTTGAAGTTTTACTTCCAAATGTTAAATATCCATTCGCAATGTATAAAAATAATTTTCAAAATGCTAAATATTATTTAGGAGTTTTAGAAAATTTAAAGGTAAATAAATCGGCATTTCAATTTATAGTTATTAGAAAATTTCCAAATGGTAATAGTATATTTGATACAAACATAAAAGTATCAATTGAAGATTATACAATAACAGATTCAACAGATGAAGGATTTGATACAAAAGTAAAAATAAAATTAAAACAATATAGAGAATATTCTACAAAAACAGTACAGGTAACAATTAAACAATACAAGCCACCAGTAGTAACTAGAACAGTAACTACAAATAATACGGCAGCATCTAAACCAAGCGGACAGAATTATACAGTAAAAAGTGGTGATTGTTTGTGGAATATAGCTAAAAAATATTATGGGAACGGAAGTAAATATACAACTATTTATAATGCTAATAGAGACAAAATTAAAAATCCTAACTTAATTTATCCAGGACAAGTGCTATGGATACCTGCATAGGAGGAAAATATGAGTCAACAATTATTAATTCAAAATGGAAACACAGTATTTGAACCAGTAGTTCAAGACGGAGTTACTTGGACTACTGAAAGAAAAGGAGCAGCAGGTAAATTAGAATTTAAAGTATTAAAGGATAATATTATAAATTTTGAAGAAGGAAATCCTGTGGCTTTTAAAGTTGATAATACAAATTTATTTTATGGTTTTGTATTCAAGAAAAAGAGGGACAAGGAAAAGATAATAACAACTACAGCATATGACCAACTACGATATTTAAAAAATAAAGATACTAAAACATATACTAATAAGAGAGCAGACGAATTGGTACAAATGATAGCAAATGAATATCAATTGAATACTGGAGTATTAGAAAATACGGGATATGTAATTGCAAAAAAAGCTGAAAGCAATCAATCACTATTTGATATTATATTGAATGCCTTAGATGAAACAATAAGAAATAGAAAAGAAATGTATGTTCTATATGATGATTATGGAAAAATATGCTTAAAAAATCTAGAAAGAATGAAAGTAGGATTAGTAATAGATGAAGAAACAGGCGAAAACTATGATTATGAAAGTTCAATAGATTCTGATACATATAACCAAATAAAATTAACATATGATAATTCAGATACAGGTAAAAGAGAAATATATATAGCAAGAGATTCAAGTAATATAGAAAAATGGGGAGTATTACAATACTTTGATACAATTGATGAGAAAACGAATGGAGCAGTTAAAGCAAGAGCATTGTTAGATTTGTATAATCAAAAAACTAGAAGCCTAGAAATAAAAAATGCACTTGGAGATATTAGAGTTAGAGGAGGCTCTCTAATAATAGTTAATTTAGATTTGGGTGATATTAAATTAAAGAATTTTATGTTAGTTGAAAAAGCAAAACATACATTTAAAGATGGAGAACATTTTATGGATTTAACATTAAGAGGTCAGAACTTTATATCTGGGTAGGAGGTAAAGTGAAATGGGAAGCTTAGGAGAAGTAATAAAAAAAATGGCAGTAGGAGCGAATGATGCAAATGCTCCTACTTCTGTTTTATTTGGTACTGTAACAAGTATAAATCCGCTTGAAATAACAGTAGAACAGAAATTAAAATTAACAAAAGAGTTTTTAGTATTAACTAAAAATGTAAAAGATTATACTGTAGATGTTAGTGTGGATTGGGGAACAGAAAGTAAATCATTAAATGCTAATCACAATCATACTTTAAGTGGAGATATTTCTGTATCATCTGATGCTGAAGTAAATCCAAATCCAGACAATATTGCAGTTAATATAAAAAACGAAGTTAGTAATAATATTGGAATAGAACAAAAAAATATAAATTTAACACATTCTCACTCAATAACTGGTAGAAAAACAATGACTATTTACAATGGGTTAAAATTGAATGACAATGTTATTTTAATTCAACAACAAGGAGGAAATAACTTCGTGGTATTAGATAAATTTTAAAAGAAAGGTGGTAAAAATATGACACCTAAAACAAGTGATATATTGTTAAATAATATAGAAGAGGTAACAGAACAAACAAGTAAAACTTATTATTTAAATATAGAAAAAAATACGATTTCAAACTTTTGCGATGGCATTGAGGCAATGAAACAAACAATATATTGTATCTTAAACACAGAAAGATTTGAACACCTTATATATAGTTGGAATTATGGTATTGAATTAAAACATCTTATTGGAGAAAATACTACATTTGTTATACCAGAATTGGAAAGAGTAATTCAAGAGGCACTACTACAAGATGATAGAATATCAGAAGTAAATAATTTTGAATTTAATGTAGAAAAAAATTCAATAATAATAAAATTTACTGTAATAACAACTGTAGGAGAAATTCAAGCAGAAAAGGTGGTGAGTTTTTAGATGGAAATAGATAATATAGATGAAATTGAAAATTTAGATGAATATTTTGATTTTGATACAATTTTACAAAGAATGTTGGACAGAGTTCCTATGCAAATTGATAAAAGAGAAGGAAGTATAATATATAATGCTTTAGCACCTGCAGCTGCTGAACTAGCACAAATGTACATTCTATTAAAAAATAATATAGATTTAGTATTTGCAGATACAGCAGTAGAGGAATATCTAGATAGATTAGCAAATCAAGTTGGAATTACAAGAAATGAAGCTACATATGCAATAAAGAAAGGATTATTTTATGATGCTGATAATAACCTAATGGATATTAATATTGGAGAGAGATTCACAATAGAAGATTTAGTATATAAAGCTGTAGAAAGAATAGAAACAGGAACATATAAAATGGAATGTGAGACACAGGGTACAATAGGAAATAATTGTGTAGGAACACTTATTCCTGTTAATTATATAGAGAATTTAGCAAAAGCGGAATTAACAGATATTTTAATTCCTGGAGAAGATCAAGAAGATGATGAATCATTAAGGGCAAGATATTATGAAACTACTAGTGAGCAAGGATTTGGTGGAAATGTTGTTGATTATCAAAATAAAACAAAAGAAATTGCTGGGGTAGGTGCTGTAAAAGTGACACCTATTTGGAATGGACCAGGAACAGTAAAATTAACAATTTTAGATAGTAATTATGATAAAGCATCTAATGTATTAATTGAAAAAGTACAAAATGAGATATGTCCTGATTTATCTGAAGATGGGTTAGGAATTGCTCCAATAGGACATGTTGTAACTGTTGATACCGTATTAGAAGTTGAAATTTCTATTATTTCTAATGTAACAATATCAGATACAACAACTCTAGAGAATGTAAAAACTCAAGTTATTGAACTTTTAAATGATTACTTCTTAAAACTAAAACAAGAATGGGAAGATTTAGATACCATAATTATTAGAAAATCACAAATAGATACAATAATTTTAAATGCAGATGGTGTTATTGATGTTTCAAATACTACAATAAATAATAAAACTTCGAATATAGAATTGAAAAAATTTGAAATACCAAAACTGAAAGAGGTGACGCTTTCATGAAATTAATTGGATATATGCCACCTTATTTAAAAAATGTACTTGAATTTATTAAAATATTTGATGCTGAAGATATTGAAGTACAAAATATTAGATACTTAATAGATAAAATGTTAAAAGAAGTAATTGTAAAGGAAGCTACATCCTATGGACTTGATAGATATGAAAAAATATATGGAATAAAAAATAAAGCAGAAACAATAGAAGCAAGAAGGATGAATATTTTATTTAAGATAAATAATAAAGTACCCTATACTTTAAAATGGTTAATAAACACATTAGATGAATCAATAGGAAAAGAAAACTATAAATTAGTTGCAAAAGATTATGAATTATATATAACAATAAATCTAGCATATACTGAAGCAGCAGAAATGTTAAAATCTAATTTAATAAAACAAATTCCTGCAAATATACAATTAGATTATGAATTAGAAACTACATTAAATGAATATATAGGTGGAGCAATATCTAGGTGCGATTATATTATATTAAATACAGAAGCATTTGAAATAATTAATAATTTAGTATTAAAACAAAATAATAATATTTGTGGAGTTGTAAGCAATGAAGAATATTTAGAGATGTATCCAAATACAGATGCAGAAATTAAAAAGGAAACTATAAATTTAAATACAGAAACAGGTGCAAAAGTTTCAAGACAAGAATACATTGATGTAGATGTATCAATAGATAATAAACAAGAAAATATTATATTAAATGAAATGAATAATCTAGGTTTAAATATAGT